CCGTGTCCTGTGGTGATGTTTCCAGTTTGGTTTGATACGACGATGGGTGATCTAAACCCTTGGTATAGGAGTATTTCAGCTAATCGTTCTATTTGTTCTTGAGTGTGATCGTTTGGATTGTCTGGGCTTGGTTTTAGAGTTTTAGGGTCAACCCATTTTATGACAATCTCGGTATTCACTAGAGGGAGTATGCCAACAAAGTGACGTTTAGTCTATTTTGTTGTCAATACAAATTGCGTGCAAAAAGGTGGCTATTGCAGCTCGATTATTCCCTTTAGCTACGACATTCATTTGACATATTTGACATTTAACACTATAAGTCATTTATGAGTAATAAAGGTTACATGATGCATAATTTACAGAGGATATTTGAGGATTACACGTACAAGAGTCATAGGGGTGATGATTGGATTGAGGTTTACGCTGAGGACCGGAATACGTTGTTGAATGCCATTATGGGTATGAAGGCTAGCGGTGCTTTTGATGGTTTTGTGACGTTGATCCCTAATGGTGTGAAGATAGTGTTGTTTGGCGATGAGTCTAATAATGCCAGCTATTAGTGTTGAGCTAGGCGGAGTTGTTTACGCGTCTAAGGTTGCGGCAACAGAAGCCATAAGGAGCGTTTACAAGCGTTGTGAAGGCGAGGTTATTGTGCCTGGTCATGATGATTGGTTATTTTTGCTCTCGTTGTTTTTGAGGCATCCTGACGCTTATGTGAAGTCTAATGGCACTGTAAGCTCATTTGTTGTTAAAATTGGTTTGGGTGGTTCTCTTGGTTGTTATGTGAATCATTTCACAGATTTTTCATATAAGAAGTGTTTGGGTTCGAAGCCAAGTGTTTTGAATGATTTAAGCGCAGCGATGAGAAAAGCTGTTGTTGCTCAGGTGGTTGACTTTAGGGATTCGAATTTCATTGAGTTAATGAATTGTGAGTTGTGTGGACAGCCGATATCAAGAGATGATTTACATATAGATCATGTGAAGCCATTTAGAGAGATTAGGGATTCGTTTTTGAATGCTGATCATTATCCTGTGCCTGTTGTGTTTGATCGTTCAGGCGAGGGTGTTGTTTTTTTGTCTGATGATTGGCAGTTTAGTCGTGCTTGGTGTCTTTTCCATTTAGGTGAAGCTGTTCTTAGGTGTGTTCACTCGGCTTGTAATTTATCTAGAAGATGAATAGTTGAATAATTATACCCACCTCTCTCTCTTTTAAACCCCCTCTCTCCTAAGTGCCTGTATTTACTACTCTCTCTTTCTTTCTCTCTTTATATATATATACCCTTATAATTATTAGATTATTCATATAGAGTACATACCCCTGTAAATTCGGATGTTTATCTCAAAAACTTAAAGTCAGCCTATTCACCCCTATACCGATTATTCGATTCAAAGGTGAATAACCTATTCAAACCCACCGATTATTAGATTCAAAGGGCTTTGTAGACTTTGCTGGCCTTTCTAGACCCATTTAACTTCATATCAGTGCGTTCAATCTTCTCAGAGTCAATCAACTGGCCAAGAACCTGATCCCTTTCATGGGGCTTAAGCCAATTTGTCTTATCAGAGATATGTTTCTTTGAGACCCAGACTTCTTTACAAGATTTAATGACATCTAAAATCCTCAAGACATTCTTCTCAGTAACGTTCTCAGCCGCTGTATGTTGAAACAGCCCCTCAGAGTTCTGCCAGCACACATCCACAACCCCAATAGCCCATCCCATGCACTCTAGGTCTATCTCACGCGCTCCACGCGAGGCTGCGTCTAGCAGGGCTACTTTGCCTGCAAGCTCAGCATGACGGTTTAGAAACGGGTCATCAAACGCATCTTGTAATGTATCCGGCGGGGCTTTCTTCATCGCATATTGAAAGTAGCGGTCTTCTGCCTCATCGGTCATTGGGATTAGAACAGGGTCATATCGCTTGCCGAAGTTCTGGACCTGCTCTTCTCCACTAGCCTCTAGGTCCACTGTGATCATTGAACCCATGTCGAAGTCAGGGTGAAGGCGCTTCTCATTCATTAGAAAGAGCTTTACAAAGCTTGTGATTTGCTTCTTTATCTCACTTGCCTTTAGAATATCTGACCTTTTAGGAATCTTGTACTTCCCGAGGCTATGCTGCCAGAAGGTTAGGAACCGAGGCATAAGCCCCTTAGCGCCCATTGATTGATTCACACTTGATTTAAACGCATGCACGGTTGTTGAGGCCAATATACTAAGAGAGGGGTTCCAACAAGCCCCTAGCTTGTCTCCGCGCTCCCCAGCAAACGATAGGCCTGGGTAAAAGGCATTGGACCTTGTGAAAATCCCAGAGAGAATATCATTCATCTCTTGTTGAAAACCCTCACCATTGCCAATCGACTTGAGCCAAGCACCTGCCTCATCGATCACGTTTAGACGCTCTTGTTGATCAGGAAGACCTTTGACGATTGAGGTGCCTGATTTATAGCCACCTGATCCTAGCATTTTCGTGCCAGAGATAAGGTCCATGACAAGCGATTGGGCCGTCTCCTTGCCAGCCCCTGACTTGGCTAGGTTCAGTACGTATAGGTTAGGCCGAATATCGAAGCTTCCAGCATGAGTACGGAACTTGTTTGCGCAAAGGATACTCATAAGAGATAGCGCAGCGCCTAGACTTATGGCGTCTTGCTTGAAAGGTGTCACAAGCTCTATGTATTCTTGAACAAGCGCCATTGAACCTCTCGTCTTTGGATACGGCTTTAGCTTAGATACGTTGACCTTGAACTCGCCACCATCGGGTAACTCTAGAACTATGTCGGGTGTGATCACGCGATGAGGTTCTTCACCCTCGCGCATTCGTTTGGCGTTTATGAACTGCAGCTGTTGAACGTAGAAGCGAGCCGCGTTTGTCTCAGGGTCTAACCTAGAGTCCGCGCCTCGGGTCTTGTCCAAGAAGTATCCAGTGGGTGTGTGGTTCTCATTGTCGTAATCGTATAGCTCTCTGATCGCCTCATCTATTGGGCGCTCATGACGTATGAGTGTTGCCGCCAGCTGCTTTAGCCTATCGTGTGAGCCATGAGGACAGCGACTCTCATCACTAACGTGGATCTTGTTGAAGTCGATTCGCTGAGCCTGCGCACCTGTTATCTTGTATTTCCTATTGTAGTAGCTTGTTAGCTCTTCAACTACGAGAGGGTCTAACTCTGGCAGCTCTTCACTTGGAATCCACAATAGGTTTTCTTCACTTGTCCAGTAATATGCTTTTTTCGTATCAGGATGAATCGATGGTGGGAGTATGCAATACTGGCCCGATGTTAGTATCTCAACATGGTCCTTTAGCTTGCCCTCGTTTTTACCTATGTTTATCTTTGTCTTGAACGCATCGGAGTAACGGAAGAAACGAGTTGATTGCTTGCCTACCTTTTCGCATGGAGACCACGGGATAATGTCATGCACGTTCTTGTCGTCGGTGTCCATGTCAACAGCAATGACCCCTGACTTGATGCCACATATAAGTGCCACACCGTAACCCTTTTCTAGAGGGTAGTTCTCATCAAAGGATTGTATAAGCTCTTCACTCATTCCCTCCGTTGCCCATTCATATAGGGAGTAACCTGCTTTTAATGCGCTTGCTTTGGAACGTGGTTTGACTGGAAGTGTTAGGTATCCTTGATCTAAATACTTTTGATGCATGGTGCGTTGTTTCCCCTTTGACTTTATTTTTAATATGAATTGACAAGTGCGAAGGTTTATACGAAAAGTTCAACATGTCGAACGATAAGATAAAAATTCAAAACACCAATGACACGACTATTCAAAAAATCAAGTGTGTAATCCTTGGAGAATATGGGTCAGGGAAAACAAGTTTAGCTGGAACGCTAAGCGGGAAAACACTGCTTATTTCTGCAGAGAGTGGGCACCTTTCTTTGATGGGTAAGGACATAGACTTTGTTGATATAACTCGCGACGAAGATGGCGCTCTTATTCGTGAACCTGCACTTAGGCTTCAGCGACTCACGCAGGTTTACTCTATGCTTGTTGCTGATAAGACACCGCGTTGGGATAACATCTTCATTGATTCTTTGAGTGAGATATATGAAATTATTCTTGCCATTGTTGAGAAGGAGTTCCCAGACCGCAAGGATTCTTTCCCTATGTGGGGAGAGTACAACAAGCGTATGCAGAGAATTGTCAAAGCGTTTAGAGACTTGCCGAATTACAATGTATTCATGACAGCACTCTCTGAAGTGGACAAGGATGAGAACAACAAGCGGTTTATAACTTTTGATATAAGTGGGAAGATTGGAAAGAAGATTCCCCAGTACTTTGATTTAGTTTTATATCTACATGTCACTCCCGAGTCTGAGCGAGTGCTTATCACGAACAAGACAGAAACCGTAGGGGCGAAGGATAGATCCGGCAAGCTTGATGCACGCATGCCGGCTGACCTAAGCCAAGTAATGTTAAAGATTTATAAAAAGGAAGGTAAGAAATAATATGTTTGATTTAGATTTAGATGGTATCGAAGAAGTTGCAGGCGGGCTTAAGGCCGGTGAGCATTTGCTAACAGTGGCTAAGGCTGAGCTTAAGGAGACTAAGTCCGGTACTGGTATGTATTATAAGGTTGAGTTCACCGCAGACAATGGTCAAAAGCATTGGGAGAATTACAATGTTAAGAATGATTCTGAAATAGCCCAGAAGATTGGACGGCAACAATTCAAAGCGTTCCTAACTAAAGCCGGATACAAAGAAAAAACATTCAACGATGTGAATAAAATGATTGGCCTTAGTGTATTGGCTAAGATCAAGGTAACTGAAGATGACAAGTGGGGCGAGCAACGCTCAATAACTAGCTACAAAGCAGCTCCGAATGATCCCTTAAAAGGCGATGACCCATTCGTTTAAGTTAAGAGACTATCAATCTGAGTGCGTTCAGGTTGTTGAGCGCGCTCTCTTGGTTAAGAAGAGTGTTCTTGTTTGGGCACCCACTGCAAGCGGAAAGACGCTTATCTTTATTGAGCTTCTTAAAAAGTGGGTTCGTCCTAATAGGAAGTTCATAATTCTTGTGAATAGGACTGAGCTTGTTGATCAAACCGTTAAGCGGTTAAAGCAGCTAGGTGCAGACGTGAGCGCATTCTCTGCATCCTATGGCGAGAAAAGCACCACAGGGGCAATCATTGTTGCCTCTATCCAAAGTGTATACAGGAACAAAGTTAATGATGTTGCTGGCATTGTGATAGACGAAGCTCATAATTTTTCATCTGAGTCTGGGATGTATTCGCAGTTTTTAGACAATCATGATCATGCGAAGGTCATAGGTTTTACAGCTACACCGTGGTCAAACAACAAACGAATTTACGGTGAAGGCAAGTTCTTTGATGTTATCGACTACCAGATAAGCTTGAAGAAGCTGATTGACGATGGGTATATTGTGAAGCCATCTTTTAAGTGCCCGCCACATCAAATTGATACTAGCGTGCTTCGGACACGTTTGGGTGACTATGCAAATGAGGATGTAGACAGAGCGGTGCTTGACACGGTTAAGATATCTAATCAGATCCTTGATGCGCTTCCTAGGTTGAAGCATAGAAAGAAGATTCTTTGGGTGTGTGCCTCGATAAAGCACGCTGAGAAGATTTATTATTACTTAAAGAAGGTTGGAGAAAAGGCGCAGGTCTTGCACTCAAAACTCCCAACAGCATTTCAAGACTTCAATAAGCAATCGTTTGAGAAGTTCCCAGAGTATAGGCACATGTGTTGTGTGATGATGGCAACCGAGGGATATGATTACCCCGCTATTGACGCTGTTTGTTTTATGAGACCAACCAAGTCGGCCACTCTGTTTACTCAGGTTATAGGTAGAGCGCTTAGGCTTTACCAGGGGAAAGAAGATGCGCTTGTGCTTGACTATGGAAGAGTGCTTGAGAACTGCGGACCACTGGGAGCGCCTAAGATTGTGTCTAATGATGGTAGCGGTTTGTCAAAGGTTAAGGTTGCTTATGAGACGTGGGTGTGTCCAAAGTGTTTATCACCAAATGATCTTAAGGATAAGCAGTGTCTTGATTGTGGCTATGAGAAGCCAGTTGAAGAGCGAGACGTGGTTAAGAACACCACGGAAACAGCAGCGTCTTATGATGATATTATTTTAGGCAGAGAGGCCACCGGCGCGTTCAACTGCAAGACGTTACTTTTCAATTCACATGTAGCTAAGTCTAGTAACAACAAGTCAATTAAGCTAACGTGGGTTTTTGATCACGGAGAACCGCACAAAGAATATATTACAAAAAGAATGTGGAGCTTTAGAAAACGTGATTTTCACAATAAAGAGTTTCAGGAAGTATTTGATGACCTTAAAAAAGACCCTATTATACAAGATTTCACACCTATGATTAAAGTTAAGCTATCTCAGAACAACAAGGGGTTTTATCGTGTCAAAGTCATCGGATAGTGAAGCACAAATAGAGATAAAGATTTTAGAATATTTGAGTCTTGCTCTTAGGTCTCAGGGCGGGTTCTTTTGGAAGAACAACACAGCGGGTTTTTATGATGGCACAAGATTTAGGAAGCATTCATCACCTTATTCTATTAATGGCACAAGTGATATTCTCGGCGTGTTTGATGGTAAGTTTATCGCGCTAGAGGTGAAGGCCTTGAATGGTAGGGCTAGCGCTCAACAGAAGATCTTTATAGAAAAAATTCACTCTTGTGGCGGGCATTCTGCTGTTGTGAACTCTGTCGAGCAAGTAAAAGAATTGTTTGAAGAATGGTTTCCCAGTATTTCTTTGGGATAGTATTTCGCTGACGCCATCTAGATAGTGCTGATGGTTTGATTCCTAGTTGTTCTGCTAGCTCTAAAGACAACACGTTGTTTTTAAATAAACACGAATCAACTTGTTTTACTGTAACTTTTCTCACGCCATTTTGTACTTGTATTTGTCAAATATGTCAATTACCTTGTCAACATTATGGACTCCATGATGCTTAGAATAACCAAGGGAAGGAACACTTTCACAGCTCATATCAAACCGTACGCTGGAAATTATACGGTGAAGATTATGAGCAACCGCGAGGTGAACCTGAACCCAGCATGGAATAATGACGTGTATACTTTAGAGAATGCAATCAAAGAGGGATATAAACAAATACGGAGGAACTATGAAAACTGGAAGACGTGCACTGGCTGAAAAGCTAAGAGAAGAATCACAATATTATAAAAGGTCTAGAATATCATGCGTTGCAATGGGACTTGTTTTGGTTGGGATGCTTATCTTAATCGGGATTGTTTTGGGGATATGATGAGAATGTTAAAGGAATCAAGTGAGAAGTATTAGCGAACTAGATAGGAAGAAATACCTAGCAGACGGTGTGTATGTGGGAAGCGATGGGCTCCTAATGTGGCTATGGACAAATGAGGGCGACAAAATTGCCATAGACGAAACCACCTTTAAAATTCTTGAAAGTTATGTACGCCTACACAAGCCCTTTGAACCAGAGGGGGGCAGTACAAAACGTGACCCAGAACAATACCTGAAAGAATGTATTCTCTACTCAGACGATGTACTCGAATGGGCAGAACGAATCGCAGACGCAAAACGTGACCTTACAATCTACGACAAAGAGATGCGAAAGCGTGGCTTCCATGTCGAAAACCCATAAGGGGTGGTGCCAAAGGTGCAGGTCTTGGGAATCTTGTACTCATGGGCTGTGCCTTGTTTGTTCTAAATTATGGGTCAAAGAGCGTATTGCTAAATTATGGAATGGGGTTTTGTGATGAGAGATGGAGAAATATGTCCACACGGCTTTTTATTTCTAAATGGATGTTGTTGCAGCAATTGTTATACGGAGAAAAAAGAAAAAGAACACATAGTCGAAGCCCTAGTAGAAACTCGGACTGTGAAGTGGCCGACAAAAGAGCAGGTTATTAATGCTGCTAAGAAAGACATTGCTGTTAATAGTGATGCTCATTCTTATGAACGTTACAGGGGTTTTATAGTTGGCGCAGCTTGGATGCGAGCGCAGGTAGAGGTAGATAAGGGATGAGTGACGATGAGGGCTTAAAGGTTTATTACTGGCCAAGGTATGATGAATTACTACTTGAAGGATATGAATGCCCAGACGGTAGATTTGTTTTTGAATGTCCACATATTGTAGTTAAAACACACAAAGACTTTATCTGGACTATCTTCCCAAGAACACACGATGAATTAATAGAAATAGGCGAGTTGTGAATGAGCAATATCACATATGTGATAAAGACCCTACGCAGCAATATCATAAACGTGATAAAGGAAGAACATTATGAAAAAACTATTACTAATATTAACCCTTGGATTGATTCAACACTACCAACATTAAATAAGAATTGCGCGCCACATGCGTGATATAAACAAAAACATCTCCTCGATGTCTTTACGTTACAAACAAGTTGTGGGTGTTGGCCTCGCTGGGGGCTTTTTATTATTATGGCAAAACTAAGAAACAAACTAGAAGAAAATGAAAAACAAATCGTCATAGACATGTTCCATAAAGGATATGGCGGGTCAACAATCGCACGCCTTCTTTGTGTGAGTGGTGGTCCAGTGCTTCGACTGCTAAAAGACGAGGGACTTAGCAGGACAAGACAAGAAGGGTTAGAAGCACGGTTAAAAAACGGCGGGTTCGCCTCTAAGCCTCCGCAAATTCACAGTCAGGACTAGCCAAGTAATCCTCTTTAATCTCTTTTAAAACCACCTTCACGTGCCTTGCCTCGACATGAATCACAATGGCCTCTTCAACCCATTGTTTTAGCTCTTCTGGATTAGTGTTTGCATCGTCAAGAATCATCACATCGAATCTAAACCCTGTGAAAAGCTTCATACTTTAATGGTAGCATAGGGATTGTGGAAAAAGAATTAGCCAAGGAATTCATCGTGATACTACGACAGTACAATATACGATCCATAGGGTTCTATAAGCTCTTCACTGAGTTAGAAGCAGAGGTGTTGCGGTATTTCAAAGAGTACGCGTATACAAAAGGCGATCTTGCTACACTGCTGCGGCTTAATCGTACAACAGTGCATCAGAAGATGAAACGTCTAGGGGTAGAGTTCTAAACAGACTTGTCTGAGTAGATGATAGCCAAAGCGCCTGCTATTCCGCCATTGCCGGCGGGAGCATTCGACCCGCCTTCACCGCCATTACCACCCGCGCCAATAACATAAGGATATGATGTGGTTGGTGTTACTGCTAAATATCTGAAACCCATATAGCCAGAACCACCGCCACCACCGCCGTTTTGTGCATCCTCTGGATTAGTACCAAAAAAAGATCCATTACCACCAGAACCATAAACATTTCCGTTAATAGTTATACCAGCTCCACCACGACCGCCAAATTTTGCCCCAGTACCACCGTTAGATGAACCAGAACCTCCAATGCCCGCAGACCCAGGATTGGGGCCGCCGCCAGAACCACCGCCACCACCAATACCGACAGTGAGTGCGTTAAACGTTGTAGGTGTTCCGTTGTCACCATCATCACCAATGCTTACAAAGGTTTGGTTCCCGCCTTCACCGCCACCACCGCCACCACCAATGCCGACAACAATGATAGATTTTACATTTGATGGGCAGACCCAGCTACCAGACGTTGTTTTCCTTTCCATAACAAGGCCTAAAGCAATAAGCCCGTTTATATTCGCGCCTATCTTTGTTTGAACCGCTTCGCTGTTCGCGCTGTTTTGATCAAGCTCTTCTGTGAGCATTGCTACTAATGAACCTATTACGTCTGGCATATCATTCTCCTATAAGTAAACATACGGATCTTTTCCGTCCGCAAATGGGTTCGTCCCATCACTGTTATGTGTGTATAATAATTTCACTCTATCACTTGTTTGTAAATCATACGGGGCAAATTCCATCACATAATCCACAAGCGGAGTGAACGCTAGCGGTGGGTTAAGTGTGATCGTGTTAGCACTAATACCAGCTATCTTTGAATAACCTATAACCGTATAATCTGCATTTCGTATCTGCACGTTTGCACCAACAAAATCAGTCCACTTCTGGAACTCATTCACACCATATGGAGCAGTGAATGACGCCTTGATTACAACGCTAGAGGTGGTGCCGAACTCCACATAAGAAGCTGGGCTAAATAGCGCGTATCTTTGTGCACCATCGAAACTTGTATCTGTTAGCGTAACAGTGACTTGACCGCTTAGATCATAATCCTTGTTCGATACCTCAAAGAACTTAGCTTCTTTCACACGTGTACCGTCAAGCGTATTGGTTATCTGTAAATTAGTAGGATCAAAAATAACAACATCGCCCGGCTCTAGCAGAGTGCCTTGCCCAAAGAATATCTTCACACCCTCTAAGAACTCAGCACCACGCTTGTACCTATCGAGTAATCTATTGGCAGCGTTCACTGCTCTTGTTTGCGCCTGTAGGTCTGATCGCATCCCCTTGGCGTCCACAACAAGATCTTTTCTTCTATCTGTTTCGGTTATAGAAGCAGGGTTTACCGTGACTGTTCCACGATCAAACTTCTCTTCAAACAAGTCCTCGTCGTATCTAAAAACAATAGAGTTATAAAAGTTCCGAGCGTAGTTTCTTCTCAGCTTCAAAGAGCTTGGGTTCTTAATCGTGTTCTCATCAAGCGTTTGTATATCATTAAAAGGAAACGGCGCTATGTGAATGCCTAAGCTAGATCTTGTTCCACGCGGTAGTGCGTATCCTGCGAATGGAACGTAAAGTTGCTTTTCTATGAACTCTTTACCAACATCGATTGTATCCTTTAGGTAAAACCTAAGATTAAACCCAGCAAGGAAAGTCTCACGAATAAAGTTATGCTCATCAACATCAACATCGCGTGGGTCCATTCCTAAACCGTCTGGCAAAACATCGTACTGACTTGCAAAAGATGCTACAGCAGCAGAATCAGCTTCTAGAACAACCGCATTCGCCACCGTCAGATACGAACCATCAATCCCGACAACTATCGTTAGTATGGGCGCAGAGGTGACATTGTTCACGCCGCTTGATGCACCCGTAACAGTGATGAAATCCCCAACGGTCAATCCGTAATCACGGTTTAGATTCACGCCTTGAAAGTATATTGCTCCGTTAACCTGCACAAGGTTCTCTGTGAGTTTGAAGTTCGCAACCTCAACACCAGTGGCGTAATTACCACTGCCAGATAACATCAGCTTAAGTGCAAGCTCTATAGCGTCACCCTCTAGAATATAAAAGCTTTCAACTGTCGCCTCGTCGTCATGTGCTGCGCCAACGGCACGGGGATCAATTCCATTGAGAGCGCCACGAGTTACCCCGAGAATGTGAGTTGCACTTTTACTTGTGTATTCTATAAACTCATCGTCAATACGAACAAACGCACGAATATCATCCGATGGTGTGTAAAGCCCACTGGTATCATCAAGCTGTATGGTTGTTGTAACTGCACTAATTGCACTTGTTAAAGTTGTGTCGAACTTCTCATATAATCGTTGTCGTTTTTTCTCATCGGGATGATTCACAGTGAACTCAACCCAACCCGCACCGGAAACTATGTCAGATATAATCCCTGAGAATATTTTCAGGTAATCTTCTGGATACGAGGTGCCTAGAAAACCCATCCACAAATCTGCTCGCTTTCCAAGGATCTCGTTTAGATCAAGGCCCGGAGTTATGATCTGCGATACTTCTTGATTCTTGTCTACAAGGCGAACCGTCACGCTTGACACCGAGCTTATTGAGCCCTTGTCTGGGTATAGCTGTTGTGTGATTCTTTTTGATGAACCATCAAGTGAAACTAAAGTCTTTTGACCGTCGATGTCGCGAACGCCGCCATATACCCAATCATCACCGAAGTATAAACCAGGATCGCCCCACCTTATATATGATTGAATGGCCACTGCTGTGAAGCAATAGTCGAGGCCCTCGATGCAAAACGAATAAGTAGGTTCAATGTTAACCTTTTGAGATGCGCGCAGGGCATTTTCTGTAAACTCGAAACTCATTTTTTACATCGCTCTAATTCTTTTTGAACTTGTTTTGCGTACTTGATTATTTTCCCGTAATCATCTACATGCAACAACAAGTAATCAGTGCTTGGTTTTGCATCATATGGTGCAATTTTTGTATCCGTTGACTCACAGTAAATCTTATCAAGTGAGTTATAAAACACACACAAATCATAATGAGGCGGAGTCGTCTTACAACCACTAAGGGTGCAAAGAACCAACACCACGAACAAGGTCTTTAAGAGCTTTCTTACGTCCTTCATCGGCGGCTGCCTCCTTAATCTTATTTGTTGCATCGTCTATTTTTTCGTTTCGAACATTGTCTTCTTTGGAATCTTTAAAAAATTTCCAAATCAAATCTAGCAACTTGGTAGCAAGCGGCATTATGAGAAATTTAAAAGCATATTCAATTAATTTATTCCACATAATGCCACCCCTTTGGTTTAACTAACCTTCTTCGCCGTCTATCAAGTCAGCTTGCTTTAAGATGAACGCTTGCAATGCAGGCAAGAACGGAAGGATAGCATCATCCCATTTGTTGTCTGACTCTTTAACGAATTGCTCAGCGTATGGAATCAAAATTTGATCCACAATGAGCTTTACGTTTTCTTCTGCCATGTTAAGTAATAGTTTCTTTGTATCAATTGCCATTATACTTTCCCCTTCATTGTTTCTCTAAGTTTAGGCATACTCATTGATAGAGCGCCTCCAGGATCATTTTTTCTACCCGGACTAACTTCGTCGTGCCCGAGTATTAAATCACAACTAAACACTTCTGGATTGTTGTGCTTTAACCAAGTTAACAATTCTATAAGAGTTTTTTCCTGAGCATCCGTATAAGCCTCATACGTTCCCGTTTGCTCTTGATTGTATCTTTTTGTTTTTATCGTACGCGTTTTATCTGGAGTGCTTCCAAAATAAGAAGTCCACTTTCCATTCTTGTATGAAAGTTTTCCTGCACTAGCTATTTCAATCCCAACAAGATAACGAGATACTCCCCTGCCAAGTGAAGGCCATGAGCTTGAACCTGCATGATATCCCCATTTGTCTAAGTCAAAATTCTGATACAGTTTTCCGTCACGGCCAATACCAAAGAACATGTAACCTTGTTTATGTCCCCAGCTAAGTGATGATTCAATAGATGACCCAGCTGTAAAATGCACTATGGCACCTTCTGGATATCCTTTTCTATAACTACCTTGCGCTTTCATACCAGTGCCATTGATCGCAAACGGGCACCGCTTTAACTTAGAGGCTGGAGTTGAAGGGCTTGGTCTTTTGTCATACGCGCCTAGTTGTTTTTGTATTTGCTCAACTGCGCTTCTTTTAAGCCACTTGTTGATTTCTTTTCTCTTAACTGGCCCATGATGGTTCACTGTGTTTCTAAGCACTCGTATCACGTGGCCGATTGCGAACTCATGGTTTGTCTTGGTGTCGGCTATGAACGTTTTACCGTCTGTCTTTCCTAGCAATGATTCCATGTATTCTTTGCCAGTGAAGTACGTAGAGTTGTATGAGCATTGAAACATCCCAGTCTCTTGTGTATCCACGGATGTGTTATCAGCCGACATGTCCCTACCCTCTAGCCAGTTCCAAGAACTCTCGAAACCACCAAGCACGCGAAGCACTTCACACATAACAGCTTTTCTATGAGCTATGCCAGTCCAAGGGCCAAGTTCTTTAAAAACGTTTGAATAGATATCTTTTTTGTCGTTTACTGCGAAAACGGAATCAGGTTCCTTTTTTACATGCTCTATAATTTCTTGCATAACATCGAATGGAATTACCCCACGGTTATGCACCTTAGTGAAGCACTCGGAGATATCAGTCTGCAGCATGGGCGTTTCAACAGGTTGTGAGAACATCTTTTTTAACCAACCGCAGAAGCTCATTTGCGCCACTTCCTATCAGACTTGCGCTCAAATAAACTCATTATCCAAATTATAAAGTTACTCATTGTACCGCCCTTGCTTTGTTAATCTCTTCCCAAATACGTTTGACTCTCTCGTCCATGTATTCCTTGTATTCAATTTGCTCCATGCGAGTCCAGTTGTCCTTAGTACCTTTTTTTAGCGCTTCGATGTCTACATCATGTCTGGCCACCACTGAATCAATAACCTCGGTTGTGATGGCTAGCTTTGTCACGGCCTTAGACAAGTCGTCCATAGTGCTTATAAGCTGCGAGGCATAGAACAACGCAAACGAACCAAGCGCAGTCATTATGACATGAAACAAGTTCTCAGTGTTTAGTTTAAAGTCCATTTGCCACCCCAATTACAGATTATCAGATAACGGCATACCTAAATACGCCTCTATTTTATTTACATACGAAAGCAAGCGCGTTGCAGTAACGTACTTGTCATCATAGAGCGCTGAGTCGATTGCCTTGGTTCTAAGCACGGCTGTCTCTAGATAGCCATTCTGCAGTGCTGTGAGAACAAAGGCTAGCTTGTTGATCACAACCTCAGATTTTGATGTGGTTATGCCCATCATTGAGTTTTCAATGGTGAACTCTGCCACTAGGTTATTCCCGAAGTTCTTAGCTGCTGCGTATTGCGCCTTGCCAAGCTCCATTTGATAGGAGGATGTGATGTCGCTCATGATGACTTCGAACTGATCTTGGTGTTCCACTGTTTTATAAGTTGGTTCACCGTTTTTGTCTTTTCCTATTTCTATTTTCTCAGTCCAAGCAGGTCTACCGAATGGACATGCAGATCCCTTTGCGACTTGTGAATCTATCCACGCGTTAGCTAGTTCTTGTGTATCGAACGTTGCTCCGTGAGTTATGATTTCAGTTGCTTTGTTTTTGATTTCTACTTTGATCATATTAATTCACCTTTGAAATTGTAAATCTATTAGACGTTGTGGAAGTATTTAGTGCCACAGAATTTGAACTTCGACCGTACAATTGTACAGTTTGTCCTTGGGTTAAATAAATCTCAGTGGCCAAATTTGAGCTTGCTGATCTTCCACTTCCTATACCGTAGGACAACAAACCATTTAGGATATTCGTAGCGTTTACCTTTAATTCTACGTATACAGCTTGATTGGTTGTATTGTTAACCGCAACGGTCAATATTGCAGCTGTTATTCTATATGTCCCTGAAACAGGAACAGTATAAGTTGTTCCATCCCATGCACCCATCGTGTCTCTATCAGCAATAAACGATAATAAGGTATTAGTGATTGCAGTTCCTGCTGTATTAGTCCCTTCAAAAGCCACAACCTCACCGCCCATTAGAGTCTGAGGTGATTGGATTTTATTTATAGCCAAGAATGTTCTAACTGAGTTATTGGACAAGTTCTTTGATGCCCCACTATTCTGATAAACAACTAATGCAACTTCATCACCCGCCATTAATTGAGAAATAGTGCTAGTTGTTGAAGTAGGTGCATCGTTTGCATTTGCAGAATATGAAGTAAACTCAGCAACATATACTCCATTCACTCGAATTCTGCAGATATTTCTATCAAGATCGTCTAAGTTGTCTACGCGAGTTTGACCTATAAGATTATAAAGACCTATCTCTTGTATTGTGACTACACCTGTTCCTGTGTTTAAAGACAGACCGCCTGTATTCAAAGTAGTTGAGTCTAAAATTACAGTAGTGTCTGTAGCGTCTGGTATAGATTGAACTGCATTTCTGTAAAAGTTACCAGCAATCACCCTACTTCCGAAGTCTGTGGATTGAGACACCGTAGTGCCGCCTTCATAATCATTCAGCTCCTCAAGAACAACATGTGTTTCTAAGTTAGTACCGTCACCGTATACAAAACTAGAGGTTAAACTAAGTGTATCAAACGTAAGTGTATTTGTTGTGGCCACGAAAAGCCCGCTTGGTGTTACCCAGAAATCACCATCGTCTGTTGCCGCTGCGCCTAGGTCAACATTGGCAATTAAAATAAGATTTCCGTCATGGTTCGCTCGCATAACCGCAGCATCACCATCTTCGATGCGCATTCTAGCTTGCAGAGTTGCTCTGTATGTTTTCCCAACAATTAAGTTTGTGAACCTTAAGTCTGCAATGTCTGTGATATTCGTTGTTACGTCTGCCGATAGGTATTTAGTAGAGAACTTATTAGGCGAATACCCTTTAGCTATATCCCTCGGGCCAACTTGAATATTGTCGAAAAAGAATTCCCACGACAAAGTGTTAGTGGTGGCTACGTTTAAAATAAGCCTATATTCTACGGAATCTGCTGAAGTTTGAAACTCAGTTATGTATCTACCAGAACCATCTAAAAACGGGTTTGTGGTTTCAATTAAAACTCCATTGGTAACATCATAAACAAAAATAACAACGTCAGACGGATCGGTAGGAGTTCCAGAGTTAAATTCAAAATTTGCTGACAAAGTTGTATAGTCAAAAGAAGCTCTAAGGACTTTAGCCTTGTCTGCTGGATCTATTGTAAAATCATAAGAAACACCAGCGCCCTGTCTGTTCAAACCTGCAGCTTTTGCCAACCTAAAACAATTAACCCCACGCAATAAACTTGTGGTATCTAAAGAGAAAATAATTGTAACTGCTCCACCAGTACCATCAACCGGCTTCCATTCGTTTGGACTTGCTGGTGGTGTGTTGGTATATTTTATCCAACCAGTTAAATCTACTTCAGCATCAGGATTCAAAATATAATTTATACCGCCAGAACCACTGCCGCCTGTTCCGCTACCAGTACCACCAACGATTATCCATCTATCAGCATCAAGAGAATAAACAGCCATAACAGCTTGATCGTTCGCAATCGGTAGTGCAACACCATCTATGAGTTGAAACCCATTCGCAGCAGGTGTTCCATTATCGTGTTCAAGATCTATCTCAGCGCCTGTTCTGTTTATGAGTATGTAAACGCACGCTTCTGTGGGAGCAACGCCAAGCAAGCTAGCAACCGAAGTTAAACTTGCATTGGTTAACTCCACAACCGGAGTCGTGGGAGTCAGATCTGCCGAAGCGCCTGTAGATGCGGCATCAACCGCAGTTCCAAAACAAAGCTCAGCAGCTACAAGTAACGTGCCTGAGAATGTATTGTCGCCACTGAATGTTTGCGCCGCTGTGAGTGATGCAAATGCACCGTCTGCAACCTTTAACCCTGAGGCTGATTGCGTGAGCGTGGCACCATCAATAACAAGCGAGAACACATTAGCCGAAAGATCTTGTAGCGCATTACCATCAACGGCATATGTACCAGTGCCAAAGTTCTGCACCCATGCTTGTGGATCGGTTATAACGGTTAGTTCTGCTGTTTGAGTAAAGCCCTTGTCGCCGTTTACTGTTCCTTCGTTTACAAAAACAGAAGCACCATTCAGCTCTTCAAACGTATCAGCATCAACCGAACGAACAGGCGCGCCAGTTGCTTGAACGATGTATATACCGTTCTCATCCGCACTTGCTTGATCCTTTATAAGAATCCTATCGCCAGTTACCAAACTAACACCATCAATAGAGTCAGCATCCTCAAAGTCGGTAGCCAATGTGCCAGCTGCGGTAGTCGCAACCCGTACAGGTTCCTTCCATTTCAAACCATTCAAAAGGTTATCAACATACTGCTTAGTGGCTGTCTCAAGTGCAGCAGTTGGATCAGCAGCGAGTGTGATCTGTGCAAACGTGGGCTGTGATCCTGTCGCAATATCCTGCGGCAGTGATAACGTGATTGATCCAGCGCCAGAGGTGACAACAACCTGGTCAGCAGTGCCCGCTATAGTGGCAAGCGTAAACCCTGCTCCGTTGCCTATGAGTATCTCTCCGTTTGCGGCAAGAGAAGCGTTTAGCCCCGTCCCGCCATTCGCAGGGAGCAATATACCATCAATAGCGTTAACAAGATCAACCTTAGTACCGTTTCCATCTGTTCCGTCATGATTATGCCCTCCTGTTCCAAGGAACAACAAAACAACTGCAACAATCTTATCAAGTATAGTGTCCGATGCAGTACCAACTATGTTCGCATTCGCATCAAGCGTTACCCAATCAGGTGTATCACCCTCGTTATTCGTATCTAGAATCTGACCGATGTACGTTCTTAACGCATTCAATAAGTTCTGAGCATCGTTAACGGTTGTAGTTCCGGGGTTTTCTAAATCAACTCTACCAACTGTGCTTGTATCAACCGTTCTACTCATAAGCCTTGCGTTCGTGTTCGCCGCATTCGCTTTTAATCCGTCAACAATTGCCATGTTTAATCTGCCTTCCTGAATTTCAAAACCCCAGTTTCAAAGTGAAACGGTAGGCTTTCAGTATATAGTTCTTTTAGTTTATATCCAGTGCCCTCTTTGCCATTCGAACCGGAGTCCTCTAGCAGCACTATCTCATAAGTTCCTGCATCATTCCTGTTTGCCATGTACTCGATCTTATTCTTTTCGATGCAGTAGTCCATAAACGAGATTAGATCATCTACGCCTGTAGGGTTATTCTCTATTGGTCCAACGGCTGGATGCTGTTCGTTTGTAGCGTACTTGATGTTGGCTTGTAGAAACCTTTGAACGCCGAACTTAACAACCTCAACCTCGCCATTACTTGATACGTTAACCGATGGGTCGATGAAGTTCTTATAGTTCGCCGTGGGAACATGATCCTGCAATATAAACTGAGGGCTGTATTCGAATCCACTAGGAGAGTCTCCAGTATACGAATTCGATCCGGTGCGATCAGCGCCTGTAAACCCGAGAAGAGAAAATACTGACACACCGGACCGAGGACCAGAAAAAACAAGTAATTCAAAATCAGCAACAGAAGATATCGTGATGCGCCTTGTGTCCCTGTCTACGCTCACATCATATTCTTGAGACCCTAGCGCATCAAGTTGAGTTTTAACCGCAACGGGAAGCGTGGAGAGCGTGTAATCACCTATGGAAACCGATGCCTCTAGCTCTGGACCACCCTCGGAGAAGTCTAAGCTATAGTTATCTGTGTTAATGATTTGACCGTAATAGAATTTAGAGAATGTAGTTAAGCTCATGTGTTAAATACCACCGCGTTTCCATCGAAAGATTCTCTGATTATATTTGCTATTTCAAGTCCTGTTTCACGACGATCAAGAATGTTCCCTTGAATGTTCACGTTAACTTGTGGGCCTTGAGCAACTAAGTCTTCGTTGTTTAAATCAGTTGTTGGCGCTCCTATAGATGAGAAATCATCGCCACCACCAGCCCCACCTAAAGCTGTGCTAGTAGCAGTCCCAGCAGGGCCACCCGAAAGCGCCTTAAGCGCACCACCCGCAACAACGAGCCCAATCCCTGTGGCTATACCAGCACCACCGAAGAAAGATACAAGAGATGCTTTTAGTGCTATAATTGCAGAATCCGCGGCTATAATTGTTAAGCCCATTTGAATAAAGAAATCACCCAAGATTCCTGCAACTGTTTTAGCAAAACCCGCAAATCCCTTTTCACCCTGAACTAACGCTGCACCTAATCGACTAAACCCCTCAACCACTAATGTGTTAACAACTTGTGAAACAGCTCTTGCTTGCTGTTTTATAAGATCAACTGCTGTTCCAAGACCTCTTTTGACTGCATCTTCAGCAGTCAGTGATCCCTCTTTAATTGCATCAAAAGCTTCTTTGTACTGCTCAGATGATACAGCTCTACCTATTTCATCGCCTAACGAAATATACTCTAGCTTTGTAAGCCTAATGCTATCTCTTGTATCTTTCAGCGGATCACCGTCAGCCGATGCAATATCTCTTATGCCCCTTATGTCAAAACCAACCCCTATTATGGCGCTACTCAACTCATCAAGCTCGGCTTTTACTGCACGGACATCCATTACAGTCTTTTGTGAGAAAACCCCGAATGGATTTTTCTCAACGAGAAGCAATATAGTAGAAAATAATTTATTAATTCCAACAACAGTCAAGCCGATAGCTTTAAAAAACACCGTGGCTAAAAAGTTTCCTATTGTTTGGAATAATTTATAAATTGGTTCTAAAACACTAGATGTTTCTTTAAAAATATTTAGCATTATTTGCCATGTGCGTGAGAACGCCCCAGTTCTGGCTTCTATAAATTGAAAAGCATTCTTTAACAATACAAGCGCAGCAATCGCTGCGGTAATTGCTATTCCTATCGGATTAGTAAATAAAAACCTAAGAGATGCGCCAAATGCTCTAGCGGCTAAAGATGCGATTTGAAAAGAGCGTTTAAAAATACCGCTCAAAATACTGCTTAAACTTAATGTTTGACCAGCTATTCCCAACAGGCCACTAATTGCAGTTGTTACTAAATTCTTTAGAAGAGACCCGACAGACAATAAAACATCTTTTGTGCTGGCCAACGATACATTGGTTGCACCAAGTAAAACTAAGGTTTGTCTTAAAGATTTATTTAAAAATGGTATTTGGAAATCAATAAACCCTTGAATTGTGGAGCTTGCTAAAACAACATTCATTAAAGCAACAGCTTTTGTAATAGCTACAAAGATAAAAGATAGCTTCAATCCAAGTCCTATAAGTTGCAACAATCGACCAGTTATACCAGATATAAGCCCTGCGAATTTAATAAAACCAACGTTTACATTATCCAAAACCTTAGTTAAACCAAAGTAAGCAATGTCAACGTTTTCAATAACAGCAGCGCCTTCACCAAAAGCAAATCTAAATCTTTCTATTTGGTTATTAAGTTTCTCTTGAGACCCTGCTAAAGTATTACTGACAGCGGCAGCTTTACCGGCAATTGTAGGATAAAGAGTTAGAACTTTTAACAACCTTGCTTGGGATAAACTGCCCTCATCAAGTTGCTTGACGCTTGCTTCAATACCATTTTTGTAAAGAGCTTGCTGAACAGATGCTTCATTTAATTTTATTCCGTACTTCACAAGAGCTTGTGTGTTGCCTTGTAATCCACCAACAAAGTCAACTGTTGTCTGAAAAACATCGCCAGTTATAGTGCTGTAATCAACAACAACATCTAACAATTCTCTAATCTGACCCCTTGATAAATCAAGTTGTGCGCCTGCAGCGACAAGCTCAGCGACCGACTTCCTTAAATCTGAAATACTTATGCCAGTTCGATCACTAATATCACTTATTGCGTCGTTCCACTCGTTAGCAGTTCCTAGGCTTGACTGGAATACCCTCTGAAATCCCTCAAGTGTTCTTGTAAAAATAACTGTTGATTTTTCAAGCTTCGCAAATGACTCAACTGCTTTTAAGTTAAACCCAACTAACTCAGTACCAATCTTTATTGATAAGTCACCAACTAAAGACACAAGTTTAAATATGGCTATGCTGAGACCACCAGTAATTAAACCAGCGACTAAAGACACTGTTCCTGCGAATCTTAAAAGCTTAGAATCTGATTCTTTTAATGCTTGTGATAGAGTAAGAAGCCCCGCACTTGTAATACCAAGTATCTCAGCTAAACCAAAAATGTTTTTACTACTTTTTTTGAATACCTCAGTTATGCCACTAAAAAGCCTTGACAGATCCGTAACCCTAGACGCGAATCTAGTGCTTAACTCGGTACTAGCAACAAAACCAGACCTTAACGCCTTTAAACCAAAGTCTAGCTTAGAAACTGAACCAGCAGCAATTAATAACCCAGCAGAAGCGGCGACTCCTATTTCTTTAAAAGAGAACTTAGCGTCTTTTTCTGTTTGTTGAAAAGATTTCTTGAATGACTTCTCACTACTCTGTGCAGCGTCTTTCGCAGAATCCTCTATTTTTCTATAAGTACCGTCTATTGACGAATCATCTAACGAAATTACCAAGACAATATCATCAGCCACTATTTTATCCCCCCAGCCGTTCTAGCTGCAAGTTGCCTTAAGGTCATTTGCTTTCTTTCGTTTGCGTTAGCCAACTTAGAGTTCAAAGTTCTTAAGGTTTTATTCCTTGAGTTTTTGTCGCTGTGTGGAAAAGAAGTAACTGCTATACCGTCTAGCATTTCTATTGCTGTAATTTTCTCCATGCATGATAGATAATTGTTAAAATCCTCTATTGGCATAGTCATAAGTTCATTATGACCGAAAGAATAGAACCTAGCCACCCTAGCGATGGCTAGATCCATATTACTTACTTTTTTCCAGCGTTTGGATTAGCTAACCCCTCAACAATAGATTGGAATTGAGGGATGGTGCGTTTTTCTAACCAATCCTTATCAATCCCTTTAGACACAAGTATGTCAAAGATTATGTCTAAAGACTGGTCCTCGTCATCTATATCTTTAGACATCTTTTTTAGCTTTCTAGCCTCAAAAACTGTCAAAGGATCGATACAAAATAGCTCCGTACCGTTCTCGTCAATCATTCTAATCTTTTGTTCAGTTATTTTTAAATCCATAACGACCTTTATACCTGAGTATGATCCCCAATTGCCACTTTATTGACAGCTTCATCGATAAAATCGTCAGTGAATACTCGGAACGTCACGTTAATGAGTTCTGGGTTTTCACCTGAGAAAGCAAAAGAATCAACTTTTGGGTATGACAACCAGCAACAGAAATCTTCTGAAGTATCGGTATCTGCCAAACGTGCTGGGTGTAGAATCAATCGTCCTGACTTATCAAGCACATTCAAGTTGTTCTGACCGAAGCCATATCCTTGAAGTTTAGTGCCAGCGCCGGGAGTGAATGAACCACCAGTTGTTAGGTCAATCAGTCTCTCGATGTTTGAATCAGAAATCTCTTTTAACGCAACTCCAAGTTCAACGTTCATACCAGTAACAAGCGAGGTCAAAATATCCGTACCTGTTTGATGTGCAGTGATGTCGAGAAGTTGTTGGTCCATGGTGAGTTCCAAATCGCCTTCGGTATATCCGAAGTCATGAAAGAAACCATCGTGAACAGGAACAAACGTGTGGCCTGTAACATCACCAGCAGCAGCGTGAACACCAGCAGCGTATTCGAGTACCTTAAGGATAACTCGACCATCGTTTTTAGGGTCAACAAGTGCAGTGAGTCCGGCAACCAATACGATAGCAGCGGCAACCTTAGTCGCAACAGCAGCTTGGTTGTCAGTGCTTAGCACAGCAACTTCAATCCCAGTAGACGCAGCTACAGCGGGATCAACCCCACCAGCATCAACGTTGTACCATACATAATAAGCAGTAGATGAACTTGAAAAAGTCCAATATAAATCGTCTAGTCCTAGGCCGGGTTCAACAATAATACAGTCAGTCTGTACTTGTGCGAACTTCACTTCCATAGGCTCTAGTTTAATATTCTCTTGTGAACGAGACATAAAAACACCTCCATAGTGTATGTAATTTTAAAATTTAGTTTGTACTCTGACTAGAGTGTTTTACGGTTCCGCGAAATCCAAGATGTAATAAACCTCAAACGCGAGATTCAATCTTGTAATGTTATCTTGATCTTCTGAAAGCGGAACAGCTTCAAAAGAACTTATTCGCACGTCCTTGATCCCGTCATTCGCCTGCGTGACACGGATCTGGGGTGAGCAAATTTGTTTGATAACAGCTTCGGCAGCAATCATTGATGTCAGACGCCCGTCCTCTTCAACTCTCCCTGCCTTAAAGTATATTGTAACCCCTACTGGGATTAAAATCTCTTGGTCAGTTTGATTTTGACCATTTGAAAATGCATCACCGAGCAAAATGTGGAACGCCTTGTCACGTTTTGTCGATGGTATGTCATCGAATTGATAAGCCTCAGTCCACTCATTTGTATACCCAATAGCGTTTAACTGAGCGCGAAAGAATGGCTTGATGCTTGATATGCTCATCTTCTGATTAATCCTTTAGATACGTTATCAGTCAAATCATTGGCGCTGTCTATTTCACCGTCACCATTGTGATCAAGTCGAATAGTGCCACGCGCGCACGCCTCTTGTGCGTAGGTTCTATAAACTGTTGCTTGTGCAGACCACTTGTCGTCTACCTTGTCTGACAAGCCTTGATATATGAGTTGTAGGGTCCAGAATGCAGACCACTCAACGAAGTCTTGAATGTCCACTAGATCAGCTTTGACGTATCGCTGGCCGCCTTGTTTCCAATAGCGGTTATAATCTAGCCAATCAACGATAAGAGTTTGAACCCTGCGAGCTATATCCTTGTATGAGTTTCTTCCAGCGCGCACGTAGAGAAGAATGTCAGGCTCATACGCCGTTAAGGTCTCGTCTGTTGAGAATAGCATGTCGTCTGCAACACTTAGAACCGATACTGTGTACGTTTTCACAACTGGGGTGGTGCCGTTATCAACTCGCAATGAGACGGTCTTGTCTCCATCGGTTGCGTATTGGTAATCTAGATATCCGGTAGAGGTCACGTCAATGTATCCAGACCCATCGGGATCTATTTCAATGACTGTGAGCGCCGCCTCATCTTGCGAGACATATGATTTAGAACCATCAAGTCTCGTTTGATCGTCTACTTGAACGGTACTTTCTAATTTTAATACTGGAAATAACATCTAATCATCGCTCCCTTTAGCTGGCCAAAACCAGTGTCCCATTAAAAAACCACATACAAGTGGCATCCACGGGGTATAGTACGCCCAGTCTGTGATGATAACAGAAACTGTCGCGTTTTCACCTGCTATATAAGCCACCAAATCCCACAATATTAGCAATGCGACAGCTATGCCCAACAGCATAATAGTTATTCTTCTCATGGCCTGAATATCTCAAAGATACTTTGTATGCGGTGATTCAACCCTAATGGGTGTCTAAATATATAACGAATGCGATTAGTACCAAGACCCGGCGGGAGGTCTACGAAACCATTGGGTGACATTACACCTGCATAGTAAACGTTTGAACCACTCACCCCTTTTAACCCGACTCTATCTCGGCTTTCAACGTACCTCATATTCATACCACCGCCCAACACCTCAATGGGAAATATCCCATAAGCATTAAGCGCTGGATCAACATCAAGGAACATGCCCCAAAAGTAAACCTCATCACTTGGTATTTCTAATTGAGATACAACCCCAGATAGAATCATGTAGTCCACGTCCGGCATCCAACTAAAGTCTGTCCTTATGCATTTAGTATCAAGGTCGCTTTGAGTTGGTGACTCCATCAGAGTCTCAACACCTGCAATGTTCTCGTAGAAAGAAACATAACTCCAGCCGGTGTCTTGGTTTGTGTAATCCTTATCGTGTATTGCTCCGCCTAATATTGAGGTTGTGAATTCAATCTCGTGTATACGTTGCAACCAACCATCTGGTGCGAATTTACTTGTGATTTTAATACCACCAGTATCACTGTCTGATTGTGCAATGGAAACTGTTTTGATTTCGTTCTCAACAAGTGGCTCTCCCGTGTGAGCAGTTACCAGGTCGCCAAGAACCGTTTCTTCACCAGCAGACAATGCTGCTTTAAAAAACACATCAAGGGCAGTGCCAAAGTAATTTATATAATCAAGGGCTATTGTGATGGAGCTTTCCTGAATCTCTTGTGTGAGACGTGGAATATTTAAAGGGTCTTTTGTGAAATTGTATTCTGACATTTTATGTACCTAGCCTTATGAGAAACATTGATCTTTGTCCGATGGTTACAGAGCCACCTGTTACTTTCACTCGTACATCTACAGCTTGAGAGCCGTTCACAGTAGCTTCTCCAATGGAGTTTATTGAGCCTCTATAATTACTGCCCGTACCTTGTAAATCACGCACAGTATTTGCATTGGCAATACCACCATAATATTGAGTGCACTCTGCTATTTTGTTGTTTGATTCAATTATAAGGTCTGTAGAAAACCAAACGGCATATCTACCAGCAAATGGGGTGACTGAAAAGCCAGTGATCAAAGTGTCCGAACCGTTTGAGGTTGTAAAATTAGTACCACTTGCAACCACATAATTTTGGATTCCGGTAGCTGTGCCTGATATAAAACTCTGATAATAAGTCCATGTGCCATTCGCTGTAGATGCATTATCTAAGTAAAGTTCTGCTACAGAGGTAAGGCCTATAGTGAAAAGCAAAACACCATTTTGGGTTTGTACTGAAATATTTTGATTTGATTTATTGATAAAGTAAAAATGATGTCCAATCGCAAGTGTGGTCGCAACGGGAAGTTTAACAATTTGCCCAACGGTGGTGCCTGTGAAAATCTGTATAGTATTTGAAGAAAGAGTAAGTGTTTTTGTAGATGCAGCCGTGGCCTGTGTTGAGGCAAGTAATGAATTCGCTACAGTTCCAAAGTCTTTAACTAATTTATTTAATCTGAAAGGTGAGGTTTGAATGACATCTTGGAATTCAATATTCCCAGAACCGTCTGTACCAACTAAACGCGTATCACTTCCCTCGAAAGCAATACCCTTTGCAGCAACATAATCTTGAGATGGATTTGTCTCCGTAGGAAACATATCATCCTGAGTTCCACCAGTTGAAGGCGACTCAATTTTTAAAGGTTTTACTTTGTCTACCATTTAACATCCTTGTTAAAAAGTGAGGGGCTTTTTACAGCCCCCCTTCTAGTATCGAAAACTAATTAAGCTCTACGGCCCATTTGTTCTATGTGAATTTGCAAACTTGTTGCATTTTTAGCATACCCTGCTTGAACCACTGTATTGCCTGTTCCAACTGGAATTGTTGGAGTGATAAGACCAGCAGTATCACTTAGGTAGTACCGTGAACCGGGAGTTAGACCAGAGAATCCATCTAGAACACCTTCAGAAACAACGTCAACTGGGTCAGTGTCAGCAGCCGATGCTAATGCAAATCCCATCAAACGTGACTCCGCTCCACCTGCAGTAGCTGATGCTTTAGAAACATTGTCAGCAGCAGAGATGTAAAGTGCATCAACGGCAGCGATTGTCTCGTCAGCAGTGTAAGAGTTGAATACTTGGTTTGCGAAGTTATTCGCCCAAGACAATTGTCCTGCGCCATCAGTAGTAATGACTTGGTTAACTGAACCGTCAGCTTGTGGCCAATTAACGCCATCAAGAACCAAATCACCTGCTCCGTCTGGAGTAAGTATGAGATTGCCATCAGTATCGGTTGATACAATCGAGTTACCAGAAGCAAGAACATTGCCGAATTGACCACTTAATAGAGTGATCTCATCTGCTGCTGTGTCCATTTCTAAAGGCACACCGTCCGCTGCGATTTTTAATAATTTAATTTGAGCCATGTTTTATTTTCCCCCTAGTTTTTTAGTTAATCCCCATGATTAACTTCGAAGTTCACACTATCTATGATAGCCCCATTAAGAGATATTCCTAGTGTATCTTCCAATTCTTTTTTAAGTTCCTTATACTGTTTATCAGCATCAGAAAAAGCCGTTATTGCGTTGTTTAAGTCTTGAAATTTAAAGATGTGCGCCTTCAATGATGCAATCTCTGCATCTTGCTGCAAACTTTTTAGCTGCCATTTTCTTGACTCTTCTTTGTTTTTAGCAGCGAAAGTTTCTGCTATCGCGTTGCTCCATTGCCAGTATTGCTCCGGTGAGAGCTTAGGTGTTTCTTTTTTCTTAGCCATCATGATCTCCTTAAAGGTTGTTTAATTGAAAGTGCAAGCGTTGTCGCGCTCGTTGCAAATCCCAATAGCTGCGTAGTCCCACTAAGCGGCGCTGCATGAGTAAGTCCACCGAGTAAAGAAACAAACACAGGCTCCCCAGCTGTGAGTCCGCTCAACCCCGTAACGGTGCCAGCTACTACTACGTTAGCAGATGCGCCAGTTGGTTTAGAGTCAACGAATCCAACAACACCAAAGGGGATAGTCGTGTTGGCGTTATCCGATACAGCGACAAGCTCGCCGCCTGAAAACACGCAAAGATCCCCACTTAATAGTGCTATTGCGGCAGGTATATTCTCAACTATAACCCTATCAGTTGACGCAGTTAATGAAGCAGTGCCTGTCTTGTCAAAGTTAGATGTAAACGGGTTATATATCCAGCCCATTAAGTTTTAACCACTGTCGATATGTCTTCTTTTGTTGCGTCTGTGTATCCAACCGTCACTGTGGCAACAAGCGTACCAGTGAGGCCATTAATGTAATATGAAAAGATTTCAGTCAGTGCGTTCGGGTATGTAACCGATATAGAATCGTACTCAATACCTGAGATTAGTGAACCACTACCACCACTTATTTTAACTCGTACTGCGGTGTCGCTTGAATCGGGTGGTGACTCAACGAACTTCTTAAGCTCTAGATCTTTAACCGAGCATGGGATTGTCATTCTTCACCGTCCGTATCCTCAGTAAAAGCGTTTGCGCTTAGCTCTATGTAATAAAAAGCCACCCAGCGGAGCTTTCCACTGGGTGACGTGTATTGCTGTTCATTCTCAAAGCGATAGAAGGCACTAGCTCTAGCATTCAAGAGCCGTTGTTTTCGGCGGAGACCGTTTAGTGAATCCGCCGTGACAAAATCGCGTACCTTCAAGCTATGGTTCATTACGCAATAAGTTTAGTTACGAGCGGAGACAATCCAACCGCTGCAGATCCTTCACCTAATTGCAAACCACCAACTCCGTAAAGAACGTCAACAGCGACTTGCTTGCCACCAGTGCCGTACTCAAGAGCAGGTTGCTCAGCTACTGCAGGGTTACGTTGAAACGCAACTGCAGAACCTTCTGGTGCGAGCATGAATGCTTGACCAGCTTTAACTTGTTGGTTGATCACTACAGGCACACCGTAGACAGAACCGATTTGACCGTTGATGATTGGAGAAGTTCCGTCACCACGGTAATCGTATCTGCTGAATTCAGAAATCTTGAGCATAGCTTTTTCTTGGTCAGCAGCTAGAACGAGTCTTGCGGTTCCCATGTCAGCAAAGTTAACCATCAAGAACTCACGCATGTCGAGGATGTCATCAACAGTGATGTCACCAGCGGCAGCTTGGTTCAATCCAGCAACAGCTTCCCACTCAGTTAGGATGTCAGAGTTAACTTGACGTCCATGTGCGCGTGAAGCGCGAGTGATAGCAGCAGTCAAATAATTGATAGTTGATTGTTGCTCATCAGCCGCATCGTATCCGAATAGAACAATTTTGTTCTTGTCTAGATCGATAGTGTCGATGCTGTCAGTCAAAGGAGTGTTTTCAGTAGCAGCAGCTCCGAAAGCACGATCTTGAACAGTGAAGCTAGACAGTTTAGGGATTGAAATAGATTTCGCACCTTTAACAGCTAGGTTAGAATAGTTTGTACACAAAGGTACAAGTGAAGCAGATTCTAAAAGCTCGCGTTGAACCAACGCTGCGATTAGGTCTTGTTTAGTGTTGACTAAGTTGTTTGAAGCCATTTTGTAATCTCCTTAATTAAGTTACGCCTAGTTGGCGTTTAATTTCTTCTTTAGTTAATTCGTTGGCTTTCTTCTCGACTTGTTTGCCTACGGGAAAGCCGTCTTTTATTTTCGGCGTTTCTTTTCGGAACCATTCTGGATATTCCTTTTGAGCACCTTCTACTAATTGCTTAACCTCAGCTGGGTTAGGCGAGAAGTTCTCATCCAGTTCAAATCCGCGAACCATATCTGCGCTAAGTTTCAGGACGGCGTCTGGCCTTTGACATTGCGCTTGCATAAGTTGCTCTTTAACAGACGACTGAATTACGTTCAGTGCGTATTTTCCAACTTGAGTTTTATACTTCTCGGAGGACGACTTGTGTTCTTGTTGAAGTTTTTCATAAAGAGCTTTGTAGTTTCCTTGGCTCTCTAGGGTAGACTTCTTAATCGTCGAAAGCTCCTCGTTCATAGCTTCAAGTTGTTGTTTTAGAAGCGCCTTTTCTTGACGATATTTCTTAGCTTCGGATGAGGTAGCCATTAGGCGCTCAGTTAATTCCTCGGCAGTGAATTTCACGTCTATTGCAGGTTCTTGTTGTGTTCCTTGATCAGACTGATCTGTATCTGAAACTGACTCGTTTCTTTCTTCCATTGTATCTTATTCCTTTCGTTAATCAACATCCTGTGTGTCAGGATTATTTCCTTTTCTTAAAGTTGCGGCGTATGTCGCGCAGGATTATCTGACTCATCCGTTTCTTGCCCTTTTCGTCTAGTCCTAGGAATGGTCTTCCTTGCTCAGTAACGTATTCTGCAATGTCTGTGTTCTTTCCCCCACCAGTTCGTGACCCGGTTGGAGTAACTCGCACGGTTTGCGTATTGTAATTTGCATATCCTTTTAGAGAAGCGAGCATTTGCCCTGTAAATGTCAGGTTTGATTTATTTGGTTTGAATAGTTCGCCCTTGGCACCTTTGTATGTGCGCCTAAACTTAGTATAACCTGCTGAAAGTGGCTTTAACTTGGACTCAGTAACGAGTGATTTGCCTGATCGAGTGAATTGCTGAATCCGTTTTGCCCAAAATTCTGACAGTTGATAGAGAACAGGAGCAGAAACCTTCATGTTTTTTATAAGCTCAGCTGCTGTGATGTTCACTTTTACGCTACTCATCGTCTTTATCCTTAATGAGTCGCTCGGCGAATTTCTTCAGTTGTTTGATTTCTTGCTTCTGCAGGCCAAAGAAGGGTCTCTTATGAACGGTGTCACCCGTGTTATGGTTGAATGCTTTTGCATTCTCTTCTGCGTCATCCCAACCGATGTCAAAGGTGTTGCGTGTTGATTTAACCACGTCCATTAGGCCAAGCATGTCGCCAGTGAGCGTCATATTAACCTTGTTTGTTTTTCCGAATGCTTTGAATTCGTCACTGGCCTTGTATTCGTCAGAGTATTTAGGTGTGAAATTTCTGCCATTCAATGCCTTGCCGTCTTGGGTACGTTCAATGATCATATCAATGGCCTTTTGCCCAATCGCGTCTATGACATCGCTATCGTTTGGCAAGTTTCTACCAAGTATATCCTTCATGTTGATCTTAAGGCGAATGTCGTCTTTAGATAGTATCTTCTTCACTGTCATCGTCAGGAGTCTCCACTTGCATGGGCGGCAGGGGTAGCGGAATTGGCTGCGGGGGCAGTTCTTCCTTTTCTATTTGCTCAAGCATCTCTTCTGCTGCTGTGTCGTTTATACCGTGAATAATTGCAATGGCCGCTTTCTTAGTTGTTAGGCCAGCCTCTAGGAGTTTTATTTGAGAATCTTCACGTTCTGTTTGAGTTTGAATCATCTCAGGCTCTTCAAATTGAACACTGACTTCGGATGAGTCAGGAATGCCTCGAACCTTGAACTCTTCGTTTAGAAGGTCATTGTTTGACGATGCTAATTGCCATTTCTTGAATAGCTCGTAGTAGCGATACTCAGCATATCTAAACTGCTCGATGTCGTCCGATGAGGCTTCGAAACGTTGAAGCATTGCAAGCAAGCGCTCGATGCCAGAGGAGAATGATGAGCCGCCTTCTTTTGTTTTGATTGTTCCTTGATCGATTCCCTTTGATGATAGGAACAGGTTTAGGAACATCTCTAAAGAG